GTTGCCAAAGGAACTACGCCTATCAGACTTACGTAGAACAGGTACAACTGAGATGGTAGATGCGGGTGTCGGTATTGGACAAATTATGTCGGTAACAGGACACGCTAATGCACAATCGGTCACACCATATCTAAAAAATACATTGACCAGTGCTGATTATGCATTGACACAGCGTAAAAATCATGGTACAAGTACATCAAGTGCCGCAAAGGAAAGTGATTAATACATGAATAATATATATAACACTATAAGTGATATAGATATACCTAATGGAACTACAAAGAGAATGAATTGTCCTAAGTGTAATGGGTACAAGACATTCACAGTGACCAATAACATGGGTTCACTTGTATGGAATTGTTACAAGGCTTCTTGTGGTACTAAGGGTGGTACTCGTGTTCACTTATCAATGGATGATATACGTGCTGGCTTTGCTGGTGCAGAAGAGTATGCATCTGATGTACCCTTTGTATTACCTGACTGTGTTGTACCACACAACAACCGTAGTGAAGTCTTGACATGGACAGAACAGTGGGGTATAAATGCAGAAGAACTTGGATTGATGTATGATGTGCGTGAGAACAGGGTGGTGTTCCCCGTTGTACATCAAGGTAAGATGGTAGATGCGACAGGTCGCACACTGTCTAACCGATTACCTAAGTGGAAACGCTATGGTAAAAGCACCTTGCCTTTTTCGTTTGGTTATGGTAGGGTAGCTGTAGTTGTTGAGGACTGTGTGAGTGCCGCAGTTGTAGGTAACGATGCTTTTGTTGGTGTTGCTGTGTTGGGAACATCGTTGTCCGAAGGACACAAGAGGTATCTTGCACAGTTCTCAACTGCTATCATTGCACTAGACCCTGATGCTTTACCAAAGACATTAGCGTTTGCAAAAGAATTGAGAGGTCACGTATCTAACGTCAAGGTGTTACGATTGACAGATGACCTGAAGTACCGTAACAAAGAGGACATGGACAACTTAATTGAGATAGGAGATATAGATGGAATTATCACTGGTTAGAAGTTTGATGGATAAAGGGTTCTACGATGACCATCGTGGCGCACGTTGTCCTGACAGACTGTTCAGCAAAGATGTACGCAGGATAAAGCAGACAGTTGATACTGCTATGCAGCGTTACGAGCGTACCGTAACACCTGATGAGGTTGAGGCATTGTTCATGTCTAACAACCCGACACTGACTACTGCACAGAAGCAAGCATACTCTTCTCTCTTTCACAACATTAAGAAAGAGACACCGCTAGGTGGTGACATTGCAGGTGAGGTATTGTCTAAGTTGTTTCAGCAAGTGGTTGGAGAAGACATTGCCAACCTTGGTTTTGATTATGTCAATGGTGACAAGGCTACACTAGAACCTCTACGCAATCTGCTTGAGCAGTACAGTGATGACTTTACCCCTGACTTAAAGGTTGAGTGGGATGACATCGACATGGACACACTGATGTCCAAGGCTGACCTTGAGGCACGATGGACATTCAATATCCCTAGCCTGACACGTAAGGTGGAAGGGGTAAACGCTGGTCACTTGATTGAGATTGGTGCTAGACCAAACACAGGCAAGACATCCTTTCATGCCAGCTTAATTGCCAGCCCGTCCGGTTTTGCACATCAGGGTGCTAACTGCATTGTGCTGTGTAACGAAGAAGGCTATCACCGTGTGGGTGCAAGATATCTGACTGCCGCTACAGGCATGACAATGCAAGAGATAAAGAAGAACCCTAGTAAGGCACGTGATTTGTATCAGCCTGTAAAGGAACGCATCAAGATTAAGGATGCTACTGGTCGTGACATGGCATGGGTAGAGTCTATCTGTAAGACATACAAGCCAGACATTGTACTGCTTGATATGGGTGACAAGTTTGCCAAGGGTGGGTATGCAAGGCAAGATGAGGCACTGAAAGCTAACGCTGTTCATGCCCGTCAGATTGCAAAGGAACATGAGTGTGCTGTATTCTATATGTCTCAGCTATCAGCAGAGGCAGAGGGTAAGGTACTACTCAATCAGTCCATGATGGAAGGTTCACGCACAGGCAAGGCAGCAGAGGCTGACCTAATGGTATTGATTGCCAAGAATCCTGTTGTTGATGGGCAGGACGAAGAAGATACACAGCGTCACCTCAACGTAGTAAAAAACAAGTTGACAGGATGGCATGGTGTGGTACATTGTGAACTGGATTATAAAACAGCGAGGTATGAAGCATAATGAAATTAACATTGGACGTAGAAAACGTAGGGCAGAACAGAGATGGTAAGAAACATCTTGACCCATTTGAACCAGACAATTCCCTGACTATGGTTGGTATGCTTTCTGATACAGGTGAGGAGAAGATAGTTACCTTTGACCATCAGGACGTTGAGCCTACACCAAACGGTCATGCCATTGTTCAGGAATGGCTAGACAAAGCAACTGTATTGATAATGCACAACGCAGCGCATGATTTACTGTGGCTGTGGGAATCCGGCTTTACATATGATGGCCCTGTGTTCGATACAATGCTGGCTGAGTATGTTCTACAACGAGGTCAGAAGAAACCTCTGTCTCTTGAGGCTTGTGCAGAACGATATGAGTTAGACACACAGAAGCAAGACAGTCTGAAGGAACACTTGAATAGAGGTGGTACTACATACAATATGCACTATGCTACCCTAGCAGAATACTTGTCTGCTGACATACATGCTACGCAGGAGTTATCCAATAGATTAATGTGGAGATTAAACACCGATGACAGTAGGCTGTATGATACAGTTACTCTGACCAATCAGGTTTGTGTATCATTAGCACGTATCTATCAGACAGGATTTACTGTTGACAAGGATGCACTGGATAGTGTAAAACAAGAGTATGAAGAAGAACGAGAACAGTTAATAAAGGATTTGCAAAAGCATGTTCGTAATCTGATGGGTGATACACCTATCAATCTGAATAGTCCAGAGCAGTTGTCATGGGTTATCTATTCACGTAAGGTCAAAGATAAAACGTATTGGGCTAATACGATTGACCCTTACATGGATGACACAGACTTCCGCAATCTCCTGTCCAGTGGCACAGAGCGTCTGTATAAAACCAAAGCGGTTCAATGTACAGATTGCTCTGGGTCAGGATATATAACTAAGACAAAGAAGGATGGTACACCATATGCAAGACCTAATCGTTGCCCTACTTGTGATACTGCAGGGTTTTTGTTCAATCCCACAAGCGATATTGCTGGCCTCAAGTTCAAGCCGCCATCATCTAAGTGGGCTAGTGCAAATGGTTTCAGCACAAGTAAGCAGAACCTTGAGACACTTGGTAACATAGCAAAGGCAAAGGGCATGACAGATGCAGCAGAGTTTCTGTCTAAGGTCAGGCGTTTGAGTGCTGTTGATACGTACCTATCCTCATTCGTTGAGGGCATACGTACTCACACTAAGAGTGACGGTAAGTTGCATGTTCGTTTATTGCAGCACCGCACACAAACTGGTCGGCTCTCAGGGGCTGACCCCAACATGCAGAACATGCCACGTGGTGGTACGTTTCCTGTAAAGAAAGTATTTGTTTCACGTTGGAAGGGTGGCAAGATACTTGAAGCTGACTTTGCACAGCTAGAGTTTCGAGCAGCCGCTTTCCTATCACAAGATGGAGTCGCAATTGAAGAAGTTTCTACTGGGTTTGATGTACACTCATACACCGCTAAAGTTATTAGTGATGCTGGTCAGCCTACGAATAGACAGGATGCAAAAGCGCACACCTTTGCGCCCCTTTACGGGGCAACGGGGTACGGACGCACACCTGCCGAAGCAAAGTACTACACACACTTCACAGAGAAGTACGAAGGCATCGGGGTTTGGCATACCAGATTGGCTAAAGAGGCTTTAAACACTGGTGTTATACGCACACCGTCAGGCAGAGAGTTTTCTTTTCCTGATGTAGTACGCAAGTCAAGTGGTAGAGTATCACACTTTACGCAGATAAAGAACTACCCAGTTCAGTCCTTTGCTACTGCGGATATTGTGCCTATTGCATTGATGCATATTGAAGGGTTGCTTTCCAATATGAAATCATGTATAGTCAATACAGTACATGACAGTATTGTTATTGATGTACATCCTGACGAAGAAAGAGCAGTAATTGAGGCAATCAATAATACAAACAAGGAGTTACCTAATTTGATTGCATTAAGATGGGGCATTGACTTCAATGTACCTCTGCTTTTAGAGTCAAAAATAGGACCGAATTGGCTTGACACAAAGGATGTAAGCTGATATAACTATCGAACTTTCAACTATGATAAGGAGTAAAACATATGACACAACTCACAACAATTGATACCAATAACTACGCAGCTATGGCTAAAGCTATGGGCATGGCATCGGAAGCCAGCAACACAAAGCAGAAGTCTAGTAGCTTGGCTCGATTGCGTATCAACCATAGCCCTGTCATGGGGCAGACGGAAGTAAAAGGTAAGATGGTCAACATGGAAGTTGTCTCTGGTGGTACATACAAACTAGAGATTCCTGATGGCGAGACTTACTACGCTTCAGCAATTAAGGTACGCCCATTCATGCAACGGTTTATGTACAAGCGTTTTGTACGAGGCATGGGTGACGCACCTAATCGCTACATAAAGACACTGATGAATGATGACTTGAACATTGACCTCAAGGATAATGATGGTGGCTTTAACTGTGGCAAACCTGCTGGTTATATCAAGGACTTCAAGGCATTGCCAGAGAAGATGCAAGAATTAATCAAGCAGATTAAACGTGTTCGTGTTGTACTTGGTACAGTAGAATTGACAGAAGCTATCACTGCTAACGGTGATGCTGCTGACCTTGGTGCTGTTCCGTTTATATGGGAGATTGACAATCGAGATGCTTTCAAGATTGTCGGTGAGAGTTTTACCTCACTTGCAAAAATGCAGCGTCTTCCTGTACAGCACATCATTACGGCTAACACTCAGGAAAGAAAGTTACCTAACGGTAATGCCTTTTACCTTCCAGTAGTGTCGCTAGATGTCTCAAAGACAATCGAACTGACTGACGCTGACCAAGCAATGTTTGCTGACTTTATGGCGTGGGTAGATAACTACAATTCGTACATCGCAAATACATGGGCGGAAAAAGCTAACTCTGACATGGATGACGATGACGTAGATGTTGTAGACAGTCTCGTTGATATTGAGATTGAGGAAGACGAGGTAGCGTAATGAACCATCCTGCTGAACTTGCATTGCATCAGTACATGGAAGATGCGGTATCAGGCAAAACAACAATGTCTGATACCACCATTGACCAAGTAGCAAGCGACATTAAAGATGCACTCAAGAGGCAGTTTGGTGGTAGCAAACGGGGTGACTTCAGACTACGTATGTCTAACGTGGGTCGCCCCGCTTGCCAACTTTGGTACGAGAAGAACAAGCCGGATGTTGCACTACCAAAGCCTACAACATTTGTTATGAACATGATGATTGGAGACATCGTTGAAGCTGTCTTCAAAGGATTATTAACAGAAGCGGGAGTGACATATGAAGATAATGAAAAGGTTACTCTGGACTTGCCTAACGCTAACATTTCTGGGACATATGATATTGTCATTCGGGATGCAGTTGATGATATTAAATCAGCTTCGGACTGGTCATATAGAAACAAGTTTGAATCCTACACTACTCTGGCAAATAGCGATGCCTTCGGATACGTTGCACAACTAGCAGGGTACGCAAGAGCATCGGGTAAAAAAGCTGGTGGTTGGTGGGTAGTAAACAAAGCTAACGGTCAGTTCAAGTACGTACCTGCCAGTGGTCTTGATGTTGATGCTGAGATAGCAAAGATACAAACCACAGTGGATGACGTAAACAACAATAAGTTTGAGCGTTGTTTTGAACCAGAGGTAGAAACATTCAGAGGAAAGGAAACGGGAAACAAAGTTCTTAGTAAGACATGTTCTTTCTGTTCATACAGGAATGACTGCTGGCCTAACCTTACACGGCTACCTGCCGTTAAGTCACAGGCAAAAGAACCTAAGATGGTTGACTACGTAGAACTAGCAGAGGAATACGATGCCGCCTAATTTCAAACAGTTTAGAGCAGCACGTAAGTATGGGTACAGGTCAGGCTTAGA